GCTGGCATTTTGAGCGACAAGATTATTCGCCCAAGTTCCATCTCCTCGAAGGAAAAAAGCAGCCGTATCCGTGCCAGTCCCCAATTGAGAAGGATCGGCAACGCCTGTAACTGGATGATCCGCATTCCAATCTGAAGGCAAAACGATATCGGCCAATAATGTTCCGACTGGAAAATTACCTGCAGCGATTTGAGCATCAAGATCGGCCTGCGTCCAGTCTGTGATCGTATCGGTCTTTGCGTGCTTTACGGTTAAAGCCATTATTGCACCCCACCAGTCACAACGCCTTGGATCATGCCGTTTGCATCACGGACGACTTGCTTCGGTGCGGTAATTGCAGCCGTTAGGACTTGGATTTGCTGGGACATTGCGGCCAAAGTTTGCAAGAGCATTTCCGATTGCATTTTTTCTTGAGCTTCTTTTTGCGCTTCAGCAAGAGCTTCTTGCTCTGCCATCATCGCTTGAGCTTCAGCTTGAGCTGCGGCTTGCGCTTCCTGTTCATCAAGCGCTTTGATCTGCGCCAAGAGCGCTTCTTTTTGATTGGTTGGGGCTGCGGCCATTTCTTCACCTCCGGCTTCAGTTGGTTGCAAAGCTTGATTTTGACTTACGCGGAAATCGATCTTCGCTTTCATTGCATCAAGATCGATCTTATCTCCTTCGAGTTCAAGCTTCATTTTTTCAAGCTCGATTTTTTCTTCTTCGAGCTTCAGCTTTGCCGCTTCGTTTGCGGCCTTCATTGCATCAGTTTGATTTCCTGATTGCATTTCCTTCATTTTAGCTGCGAATTCAGCTTGCTTCAGAGCGATATCGGCCTCTTTATCCTGCACCGCTTGATCAGCAGCTTTGAGCGCTTCGCCCATTTGCTGAATGACTTCCTGCATTTGCACGATCTGCTGCTGAATTGCAGGAGGGATCGGATTAGGATTGTCTTCGTCCTCTTGGTCAACCCCCAATTTCTCTGCATAGCGTTTTGCGATCTTATCTGCGCCCGGCCAATCTTGAGTGCCATAGAAGATATCAGGAGCCACGGCCATCAAATCAGTTTTTGCAGCCAGCTCCAGCATTGCTTCGCCTTGCTCTTGGCGTTTTGTGGTATAAGAAGCGCCAGTCGTCACCATCACATCGTAAGAGCCGATCGTCATATCGTGCATTTTCATCGTGCCATCAGGAGCTTTATATTTTTGATTGATTGGGAATTTGACAATTTTCTTGTCGGCTTTCATGCCTGTGACAATGCGTGATCCGTCATAAATGTGAGTGATCAGATCATTCAAGATGATGCCGCCCGCAAGCTTTCCGCGCGTCTGGTTATCGATGTAGTGATAAGTGGATACGTCACCTTCGCGCTGGCGTGCAATGATTGCCCTGCCTGATTGCTCATTCCCTTGCTGGCCTAGGGATGCCGGATAGATACCAGTTGTATTATAAAAGTTCTGCTGCGCTTGATTGAGCAAAGCAACGCCCGCAGATAAATCCACCCCCGCTTGAACGCGAGAAGGAGGGGGAACTGGTCGGCCTTTATCATCGAAATCATTGAAAGGCAGATATGCGTAATCACGAATATTCGATTGATCCCAGAATTGCTCAAGCCCTTTGATCGCACGAATTGAAGCAATCCACGGAGATTTCGGAGCAAGCGCCGTCATGTGCTGGATGGAATTTGATTGATAATTGAAAGCACGTTGCGGCGCCATCATGTGCTCGACCAATCCAGTTAAATGTTTCTTGCCGTCAACATTCTTTTCTTCGCCAGCAGTAAAAACATAAGGGATATATTCGCCCGCCCAATCTGATTTTTCCAGCTCTTCGTATGCGGTGCATTTCCGATAGATAACTTTTGAATTCACGACATCGCGCGTGTCATAAGCTTCGATCTTTTTAGGCTCTTCTTCAGTGATCTTGCCTGTGCCTTTATTGCGATAGAGCTTTGTGATTGTCTCTTCGACTTCCCAATATTCGGCAATTCTCACATAATCATCGCCCATCCATTCGGCTGAACTATCGCCCGTAGATGTGAGCGTTCTGCAATCGTATTCTTTGCCCGGATATTTCTTTTTGAATTCGCTTTTCGGTATATCAGAAGTTTGAATGAGAAACTGGCGATCGAGGCGATCGGGTCTGATACAGTTCGGATCGTCATAGATTACGAGAGGATTGGGGATCCAAACGATCTTGATCACCTGATCAAAAGATTTCTTGTTTTCGTATTCGGTAATATATCTCCAGTAGCCCCAGCCACCTTCGACGCAGTTTTCGAGAGCAGTGTCATAAGCGATTTGAGCCTGAGGGTCGGCTTGAATGTTTCGAGCAAGGTCTTCGCGCTTTTCGGCGGTTTCCTTCATATCATCATTGCCAGGAATAAACTTCGTTTCAGTCTCATTCAAGCGACCGTCATTCGTGATCTGGTGCGTGAATTGAGGAATTTGGTTGTATGTATCGTGCGGTTTATTGTCCGTTTTATATTGATCGAGAATTGCAGTATCCCATTGATGCTCACCGCCGAGCGCAAATTTCTTCGCATAAACAAACTTCTTGCGATTATCGCTTTCGGCGCCATTGGATAAATTCCAGCGTTCCATCATTGCTTTGATCATCGGGCTTTCGCCATAAGTTTCAGTTTTATCTTGCTTGGCCATTTAACGCGCTCCGTGGTGGTAATAATTACTTGAATAATGCCCGGGCCCCTTGAAGTCTTGCCCGATTTGAGAAAGTCCAGACTGTACTATTTGCGCAGCTATTGCTGCATAACGTGCTGCCGAAGCTCCGTGAGAAGCCCAATTGTGCAGAGGCTTTTTCTTGAATATGCTTCTTTCTTCATCCCATTCGTAGCCGTAATTTTCAAGAGAAAAAACACCATCGGCGCATTCATCTTGATCAAAAACTGAATAATTTATTGTTTGGCGCAGCAATTCAATGCCCGGATTTATATCTTGTTCACGATCTAAAACTTGATTAGGAAGGCCGAGATCATAGAGCTGATTTGAAACCGTATCGCCCCGAATGTTACCATGTGCCCCATCGTGAGGCAAGAAGTGACCATTTTCTAAGTAATTATAAGGCTTTGCTTTGACGATTTGCGAATAATGGTCGAGCTGCTCGCCGCAATTCTCGTAATAAGATAGCCAGCGCAGCTCACGGCCAACGAATTGAAGAAACCAGATTGCCGTAGCATCCCCGAAGCCCAAATCCCAAGCGGTAAAGACCTGAAATGCAGGATTGTATGGCACAAAGGTAATGCGATTTTGCATTCTTGCCTTTGCAAGCTGCTTTGCGAAGATTGCTCCTGATCTTCGAGTATCCGGCCCGCCTTCCCAGACGTGCTCGTATGCTTCAGGATCATCATTCAGCATCTTCAAGCGCTCAAGCTCAAGAACGTGTGGAAAGAATGGATTATCTCGATATGAGATCATTTTGCAAATATTGTCTGGCGATTTTTTGGCCACAAACCTCTGATAGGTCGGATCAGTTGTATTTTTTGTGTTGAACGTAACCCAGATTTCAGACATGGCCAATTTGCCATTTATAATTTTCTCATTACGGATTGTTGGGATCAGCAGTTCCCATGATTTATTCGATACGTTGTGAGCTTCATCGGCATAAGCAATATCGATCCCATCCATACCCTTGATTTCTTCGATATTCTTCTTCAGGCCTTTGAAGATAATTTCGGTACCATTGCGGCCGATAATCTTCTTTTCTTGGATGATGTAATTATCGCCCATTCCATTTTTATAAATTTGCTTGCTCAGTAGCGAGTGAATACTTTCCGCAATCGAGGTCTGAAACTCGCGGCAGCATAAAATTTTTGTGGGTTTTTGAATACCTTTGATCAGCGCTGCATCGCCAAAGCCCGTTGATTTACCGCCACCACGCCCACCATATCCGGTTTTATATCGGCTTGGCGTGAAGAGATAATCAAAAACTTCAGGTATCTGAACTTGAATTTTGCTCATTGATTGGGGCTTCTTCTGGTTGTGCTTGAGCTGCTGCGACTATCCGATCACGCATTTTTCGCACGAAAGGATCGCCTTTTTCTTTTTTCACCGCAAGAATGACATTGCGATCTGCATCCGTCCAGTTTGCCGGATCATCGGCCAATATGATTTCTATTGTTCTCATGTCATTATCCTCACGCCCATTTCGGCTCTTTGGCCATCCCATTTGCACATGCGATACAAAAAAAGATGGTATGGGTTTAAAGTTGCAAGATTGAATTCACAATAAATCGATCTTCGAATTCTTGGATGTGTGATCATGGGGCTTGATCCTGTCTTAAAAGGCAGATCAACGGCATCCAATCTCTTGAAAGTTTGGGTCTTCGATCGGAGCGCAAATTGCAAAAGGCTGTCCGATTTTTATACTTGATTGCGATTTCAGTTCCCATTTGACCAAAAACCACATTCCCAATTTTTCTATGCAGCATGATCATTTCGGCCTCACGAATGTGATTTCAACTTCACTGATTTGCACTGGGCCACCATCGGCGCCAGTAATCTCTGTTTTATCAGAAATCTTGCCGTGAATGGTATCTTTAATTTCGCGGATCGCATTCAAATCGCCTTTGAGCGCCTTCTGGATCAGCACGATATCGATCGCTTTCTCGATTGTGAGCTTCTTTTCCTTTGCATCGAATGGATTTGCGAGCAGCTTGCCCTTTGGGTCTTTGAAGGATAATTCGAGCAGCTCCTTCAGAATGGTTGCCCTGTTTTTCTGGCCTTTGGGATATCCCTTTGGATTGCCCGATTGCCCTTTTTTCCATGCTGGCGCGGGCTTCAAGTTCTTCAATGATTTTTCAGTTGGCGGAGGTCTGGCCATTATTCGCTCACAAGTTTGAAGTTATAATCTTTTTCGATGATCGGATCACCGGTGCGGATCAATGGCATTTTCTTAAAACGGGTATAATCCACTTGATGGTGCGTGCGGCCGAATTTGTGAACAATCTTTGAACAATCAGGATGCACCAAAGCTTGCATTCTGCTTTTTGCATCTGTGCCGCTTTCAGCGTAATGACGACCTGCAGTTTTCACGCCTTCAGCTTGATAGAATTCAGCTGTGTTGCCGCCTTTGATCGTCTGGGTGCGCAGCTTTTCCTGAAGAAAGGCATTGAATTGTATGGTACACCACGCTTCCTTCAGCATATCGAGCGATAGGATTGTGTCTTCGTTGTATCGGCCACGCCAGCGAAAAGGCAAATCATTGCGGATCAGATTGCAGGAATAAATTCGGGTGTTTATTGTGAACGGCGGAAGCTTTGAAGACCCGAATGCGAACATCGAATAATTAGGCCCCGCCATTCCGACATTGGCGTATCGGAGGACGAAATCTTCCATTGCACGCCAGAAAGCCGGATTAACGCACTTGATCCGTATTTTATCAATGTATCTGCGGAATGAGAGAATATTATCATCCATAACCCAATGGTGAGAGAAGCCGTTTTTTATCGAATGTTCCCAAGCAAAGTTGCGAGCAGCTCCTGGACCAACTGATTTTGATAGGCCGAGATCGTCACACGTTTCGTATGTGTCTTTGAAGCGCAGATCAAGCTCTAAGACTTCAGCCAGCAAGCCCATGCTCTCGATCGCAGATTGATATTTCTCGACTTCTTGAGGCTCTACGATAACGAAATGCTTTACACCCATTTCCGTTAAAGCCTTCGAAGTGATCATGTATTCGGAGCGGCCTTTGGATGGAATGTAAAGCGGGAATTGAGGATATAATTCACAATCTACTTCCATTTTTTCCCTTTAGTTTCGCGGCGCTCTTTCGGAGGATACCAGACTGATTTTGTTTTATCAGTCAATTCAACCCCGAGCAGCTCACCGAACTTCTTGACGCTTTCAGCATCATCAAAGCTCACAATGATTTTTTGAAATGCTGGCTCTCCGTCAGAGAATTCAGGCATTCCTTCTTTCCACTCCGCATCTTTGTCAGTTTCACCAACTTTGCGGATAAAGCCCCCGACTTCGTAAGTGTCAAAGCCAGTCATTGAAAGATCAAAGCCCAATTTTGAAAGCTCATTCAGCTCGATCTTCAGAATTTCATCATCCCAGCCGCTATCAAGCGCGATGCGGTTATCGGCCAGCATATAGGCGCGTATTTGCGCGTCTGTGAGGTGGTCGGCAATGATACAAGGGATTTCCTTCATTCCGATTTGCTTCGCAGCCTGAAGCCGCCCATGCCCTGCAATCAGAGTTCCGTCTTTATCGATGATGATCGGGGAAATGAAGCCGAATTCTTTAATCGATCCGACAATCTTTTTGATCTGCGCCTTGTTGTGGGTGCGTGCATTTCGGGGATTTGCAGTCAGTGACCCGATGGATTTCTTGACGTATTCGAGGCCTGTTGATTTTCCTGCTGCTTTTTTCATGTGTTTTTTCCCTTTACAAAACAACACTACAGGATTTTTTTTGCGCTTTCAACATCTGGGTGTTTTACGATGCGATCGAGGAAGTTGCCCGCAGAAAGCTCATTTCCGAATTTGAATAATATTTCTTCACCGTCTGGAAAGTCAATGCTGGGCTTATATTTCACTGATATTTTATAAATTGTGTCAAATCTCATTTTGATTTATTCTCCGACCAAATCTTGACGCCAGTTGCGAGGGAAGTCATAAAAATTGATCAAATACAGCCGATAGGCGCGTGCCTGATCGGGTTCCATTTCGTTGATATGATCTTGCACCATTTGCAATTCGCCATCGTGGGCGATCGTGGCATACGATTTGCCGTGCCATGGGACAGGAGGAATGAAATCAGGGAGAAGCGGGGATTTTTTGGGGCGCTGCGCAATCTCTGCAAGTTTCGCATTCAAATCGAAAGGAGGCTTTGGCTCTTTTTTTGATTTGGCCGGGCTTTCAGGATCGCCGAAAAGATTACTCATTTTAAATTCCTTTCATGAACATCGCAAGAATGTGAAATAAGCTCAAGAGCTGGAAATCCGACAGCATCTAAAGCTTCAATTGCTTGATTTTTGGCATCTTCGCTTCCACATTGAAAAGAATATTCCTTGCCTTCGTGAATGTATTTTACAATAAATCGATTTCGAAAAACTTCCTGAACTTCAATTGTCATGGTTTTTTCTTTCCTATGGTTGCTAATCGTTTACGTTGGGCTTCGGTCATTTCTCCCCAGCCTTTGCCAAATATCTCGCGCTTGAAATCAGCATCGGGATCGATTGGCCCCAAGACATTTTCCTTTGCTGGCTTGCGTTCGATATTGGTGAGCCATACGGCTTCAAATCCTCCCCAGCCTTTCTTCAGCATGATCTCGATTGCTCCTGATGGGCTCATTCCAGCTTTTTCAGCTTCTTCATAAATTCCTTTGAGCGCTCTTTCAGTGATCGGCAATCTTTTCGCTTTGCGATGCTTCAGAAAATCAGCCCATAATTTCGGATCAATCGTGATCGGACAATCTTCTGGATTTTTGGGTTTTTCTTCCTCTGTGCTTTCCTGAAACAAATCTGGTGTATCTATATTCTTTATTTCTTTATTTCTTATAGTGTAGTCATCAGCTTGCGATGAGCTTGCGATCCGTTTGCGATTTACTTTGCGATCTGATTGAAATTCTTCCCACTTAACTATTGATATTATTGAGAATTTTGCCGTTGTTTTGATTGCGATTTCGTTTGTCATTTTTAAGCGTTCTAAGCATGTTCGGGTCTGGGACACCGTTAGACCCGTTGATTTGCTTAGGGTGTGAATTCCAGTTACGAGAGAGCCGACCGGAACATCATGCCCCATAAAACGATTGAATTCATAATTTGCGTGGAGAAGTAAATGCACCCAAAGGGCGACCATATTTGGGTCTGTTTTCCATTCCCATTTCTTCATTCTTCTTGAAAGTTTAACCCAGCCGTCTTCAGACATTGATCCCTCCTTATAGGGAAACCTTAAATAAAAACAGGGCAGGCTGGTAAGGTTCCAGCTTTTCGGATGCGCGTCCTATCCCGTGATCAGAGCATATCGATCAAGGCGTGATTTGCAACACATAAAATGTAAATTTAAAAAATACGCAGAAATGAGCCAAAAACGCAGAAAGTTGTAAAAAAGTGTATTTTGTTGCTTTACAATTAAGAGCGCCTTGATATTCTCAATCAATCGGAGCGGGAAACTCTGAAACAACCGGCAAACAAAGGACTTCAAAATGACTAAAATCACAAAAGCCACATTCAAAAAATTCATTCGTCAAAACGAAGGCAAGCTTTTCATTAAGGTGCATTCGAAATTTGACAGCATGACCGATGGCATTCAATCAATGATTTCAGACTTCCGCGAGATCGAGAAAACAGAAAAGCATCTTGAGCATAATCTCGGGATTTTGGATTTGTGGCTCGTTGGCGGCGGTCATGATTATTTCTCTGAATTTACCGATGGCCAGTTCAAAGGCATTCGCGTTTCAAACTGCTGCGGATCACAAACGATCGCTATTTGGGATGGGGTGTAATCATGGCAAAAAACATTCTCAAATTTCCAACCGATTTTGGCGGTGCTGATAAAACTCAAGAAGGATCATGGCTTGCAGGATATGCTGCTGGCGTGGCCGATGCGAAAAGAGGCGGTGCTGATTGCTTCGATCTAATCCGCGATAGCGGCCTATCCCTTCAAGATTTCATTGATGCGGGCGCCGATGAATACGATATCGATGATATTAAAGACCTTTTCGAAAAGGAGGGCGAATAATCATGGCAAATGAAACTTTAATTTGGGGTCTTAAAAAAGCTGCTGTTGTCTTGCACGCGGTCGCAATGAAAATGCAACAAATCGAAACTGTTAAAGAAACTTTATCTTTGGTTTCTTGCATATCTGAAGCCGTTAAAATTTTGGAAGCTCCGCAAATTAAGGAAACCCCAATGGAAGCTCTTGCAAAACGATATCAAGAGCGCTTCGAAAAAATGGATGAACTTGATCGAGAAGAGCTGAAAATCGCGCTCGATAGTTTCTTTCCGGAGGAGGATCAATCAGCATGAATAGAGAGCATCAATTTCAAATCCTGCTGAATACGATGATCGCCATCGAAAACGGATCAACAGGCGCAGCCGCGAAAGAGGAATTTCAGCAAGAAGCACGCGATGCGCTTGTCAAAGCTGGCCTTTATATTCCACGATCGGAGGCTGAAGAAGTTCGGCGCGAAGCTCAATCAATTGCTAATTTTCAAAGACAGATGGCAATGAATGACTTCGAGAAGCGCCGAAGAGTTAAACGCCTGAAGAAAGATATGGAGCATTAAACATGGCCCGCGATCTTTTCGGTGAACGCCCAAAGCGGAGAAAGCGCAAATTGATGCACTTTATCGATGCAGGATGCTCACCATTTGAAGGCGGGATGCACTGCGCTCTTTTTAAATGCAAGCGCTGCGGATACGAGAGCGAATGGATACACGGATTAACAATAACCAAAATCAAATCAGGCATAAAATGCCCCGAATGTTCAAAGGAGATTTAAAAATGTCATTACCCGATAACTGCAAAGTCATTGAAGATTTTGATGCGCAACGCTTTCAAGATCGTGTGAATTTCGAAGTTGCTGAAGGATATGATCTTTCGTCCTCTTTCATCGATGCCGATCAATTCAAAGCGATCATGTATAAGCCTGTGATCGAAATAAGCGCAATGGCGGGGCCTATAAATATCGATATTAACGATCTCAAATCCAATATTGAAAAAGAGTGGACCAGAGACGAACAGCCTGGATCGATCCGCGCAGTGCCGAAAGACTTCTTCGATAAGGATTATCGGCCAGTGTTTTCAATGTCTGAAGCTGAATGGATGCGCCAAAACGATCCGACTTTGAATGATGATCTGCCATTTTGGAAAGACCAAAACTTTCAGATTGCTTTATTCATTGCGGCGGTGTGGACAGCTGCTTTAGTGTATTACTGTTTATAAGAATGTCCGAGCCGGACTAGCGGCGGGGTTTTCCCCCGAACACTTGCCCCGCCGCGATCTGGGCTCTTTTAAGAGGTAAAAATGAAAACCGTTTCAATCACGCTGCGAATTGATCCTTTGATTAAAGATGCTTTATCAGAAATTGCATGGGCTGAAAGGAGAAGTTTATCTTCTTTAATCGATAGCCTTCTTTATAGCCACGCGATGCAAAATATGAATAAAATCATCGAAGCAAAAGAAGCTCACAAAAAACTGGAGAATTTATAAAATGGCTACAAAGTTTGATGATCTTGCGATCGATGCTGAATTTTCTGCAAAGGGTCGGCAATGGAAAAAGAAAACCGCGCGCGGCGCAGAGTGTCTCGATCGGAACGCACCTTTTGATGCTGGCACGATCATCGCGTTCGAGTGGAATGCAAACGTGGTACCCAAAAAAGAAAAAAGCACCTTCGATCCAAATTCAATCTTCAGACAGAAAGCTTAAATCATGACAAAAAGATACGGACGCAATCAGCGCAGAAAGCATCGTGAAGAGCAAAAATTTATGCAATTCCAGATGCAACAATATGATGGAACAATCCGCCGCCTTAAATATCAGCTTTCGGATCAAAGAAATATTGGCTTCAATGATTACGCAAAAAATCATGCTCTTTATGACTTGGCAATTAAAGAAATCGCCCGATCCTTTGGCCCAATTATAGGCGAAAAACTAAAACCTTATGCAGAGCAATTGCTGAAGCAGGTCGCTTACGATGATCGTATGCCTATGACTATCGATCTTCAGGATAAATTCGGCGTAGCGCATGAGCAGATCATGACAATAACCTTAAATAGCTCAAGATCAATCGTTATCGGATTAAGGGGGTAAATCATGATCTTAACAAACGAAAAAATGAAGAATGCGATCGAAAAATGTCACGTCATAGCGCCGGAGCTGAGCCAGCAGCAGATCAATGCTATTCTTTATCATGCTCACGGAGTATTTTTTGAAACAGAAAAAATTGGTCATTTCGAATTTATGGGTATTAAAATTTGCGATGTCACAAAAGAAAATTTTGAAGCTGTCTCAATTTTGAAAGAAGCCACGCAAAGTATGCTCTCTCCTTCAGCAGAAAAAGATGCAGAAATCAAATCTCTCAAAAACGCCTTGCATGACGTTCTGAAGGCGATCATCAAGCCTGATAACGGCGTCGAAGATACGATTTGGGTGCATGATTGCAGTCCGATCGGAGATTTCATCATGGGATTTCTTGATGAAGATATCGATCTCGATGCGCTGCAAAATGCTCCGTATCGATGCAAGCAAACTGCTGAAATGTTTTCGCAGCCAATAATTGAGGGGCTTGAGATCGCTTTAGATTGTAAAAATATTCAAGCGCTCGATGATGGAAAATATGAAGTTGGAATTGAAGTAGTAAATGCAGCTCAAGCATATCTTGAAATTCAGCAGAGGAAAAAATCATGATCAAATATTTGCCGAGAGGCTTCTTTCCCTGTCATATCGGAATTTGCTTTGATGCTAAATCATTCGATAAGGAAATGAGGCTGCACAACGTCAAAAAGCAGGACTTCTTGGCAAGCGATCACGCCACGGCCACGCTTCATTATTTTGAGGGCAAGAACAGCCTTATTTGCATCATGTGCATTGATAAAGCTGGCCTAAAAAATCACTGTCCGATCGAGATTGCAGGGCTTTGCGCACACGAAGCGCTGCACGTCTGGCAGCAAGTGAAAATTTATGTGGGCGAGAAAGAGCCGGGCGCAGAAACAGAAGCTTATTTCTTGCAACACACAATGCAGTTTTTCATGGATGAAACTTTGAAAGCGAAAAAGAAAAAATCATGACCAAAGTTATCGATCTCACTCTTGATCAGCCTTTAAATAAGCGCCCAGACGATCTTTGCCGCGATATGGATGAAGATTGCCCTCAAGTCGTTTGCAAGATCACCTGCTGGCTGCACGCGCCAGAGCTGGGTATTTGCCCCTATATTACCGTTAATCAACCCGAGGAAATAAAATCATGATCGCATTCGATTGGAGTACGGCAAAAAAGGGAATGTGTTTTAAAGTCGAGGGCTTCAGTCAAAAGATGTGGCTTGAAAAACAATGCCCGATCGATCCGCGCTGCGTAGAAGTATCTATCGAGCCTATGGTTTATGAGTTCAACGAAACTAAAACTTTTAAAAAATCCGCTTTAACCCGTTTTCCTGAAGGAGACAAATAGCATGATTGATCATATTCGAGATCACAATCGCAGAGAGCGCAAGAAGGCTTTCCTGCATCAATGCAGTAAAATCGTTTTCATTCTTTATATGGCCGCAGCCTTTGGGATGCTTGTCGGATTAACGGTCTTATAATGCCGATACATCAGCTCATTCATGACGGAGAACAAGAATATCTTTCTCTTTCGCATTGGGGATTATTCCCTTTCCCGCAGATAATGAAAAGCCCCGATTAAGGGGCTTTTTTTATGTCGCATATTGAGGATAATTTTTATTCCAAAGCTCATTCATTTGCTTGATCTGCTTTGGATTGCGCGGAAAGGTTTTGCTTTCAGGGGCCCAGCTTGTGCGCCAGCGCTTATCGAGCTTGTGCATCAATAATGACCATCCTCTTTTTACCGCTCGATTGTATTGAAATTCGCTTTCTTTTTTGCTGATATTTCTTTGTTTATTTAATCCCATTTTAATCTCCTTGATAAAGTTGGTTGAAAAGTTCCATTGGGTCGTCATAGCGTTGATCGGGCATTTCTTCCATGATGATGATCACTTGCCCGCCTTGATCTTTGCTGATCCTCTTGAGCGCCGTTATATCATCGATCTGGCTATCATTTTCAAAGAACTTATGCTGAAGGAAATCCTGGCAAACTTTGATCCGATTGTCCGTATCTCCGGCCTGCGTTTTGAAAATGAAAATATATTGAACTTTGATCCTGCCCCGAAGGAAAGTCACCTTCGATTTAAGGCAATGATCTCGAAATGCTATCGCGGCCCACTGAAGCCAATTTGTGTATTCTTCAGATCGTGAAATTGTTCGATCAGATCCGTATCGTGCAGCCGTCCTCCCTTTGCTGAATTTGCGGCCCACGGAATGAGCTGCGTTTATCGATGGGGGCATTGGGAGGACGATTGCGTACTTCATTTAGTGAGTTGCTCCGGCTTGAGCAGCTTCAGCCTTTGCAGCTTTGGCCGCTTGAGCTTTCTGCACTGCATCCGCAAGGCCTTTGCCGAAGGTTTTTGATTTATCGACTTTTTCAGCAGCTTCAGCTTCTTCTTTCTCGACTTCGCCTTTTGTTTTCAATTCAACTTTCGGCACTTCAATTTGCTGAAAGAACAGATTTAATTGATGGAATGTACCGAAGGCGCGAAGATAAGAAACCAAAGCAAGCAAGTGATCTTTCGCCATATCTTCAGGCATATCGTTGATCGTTTTCGCCATCTTGAAAGCACGTTTATTTGCACCGGCTTCTTCAAGATTTTTATAGTCTGCGGAGATATCGCCGCGAAGTTTTTCGCCTTTTGCTTCGAATGCTTCGATCGATTTGCGGTACTTATTGATCGCCGCAACTGAAATATTGCCGTGGCACATTTCATCTTGTTTTGGCTCGGGTGGGCGGGTAGATGCGCTCATAATTTTATCCTTTGTTGTGGGTTGATTATTTAACGTGCTTAGTGACTGCAAACATTACTTCTTGCGTAATTGTTCTGCAATTTTTTTCAGCCGACTTCTTAAGCTTTTCGCCTATATCTTCAGGCAATCGGATATTTATCGGGATAGTTTTTAGCTTTTCGGCCTTTTCTTCTTTTGGTTTAGTCATTTTGAAAAATTCTCCTAAAAATGTATTTTTCTGCTTTACATTTAAGATATGACGCGATTTAATGAAAAAATCAAGAGGTAATAAAAAATGAACAATCACGAAAAAGACGAATTCTTAACAATTATCTGCAAACTGCATGAAGTTGCGCTTCGCTGCAATTTATCAAACGATATATTGATGGCGCTTGCTGGGACTTTCACAATTGCAAAATATGAGTTTGAAAAGCCTTATCCGTGGCCTGTTCAGGTTATTTCGACCGATGAACAATATCAAAAGTTCTTCAAAGAAAATACTTCTCCGATCCCTATCAACCTATACATTCAACCAAAGGAATAAAAATCATGAACGACCCTAGACTTTCAATTGGCGCTAATCACCCGCCTTCAGTAGAAGAAGAAATTCACCGTAAGCTGCTGCAAGATTATGCAGAGGAATTCGGAATGGCCGAAAGCTTGCTTTCAAAAGCTGCTGATCTGCCCCCTGAAGTCAATAATGACGAACAATCAGGCCAATATTCAGACTTCTTGAAACGCTTGAAAGGCTCTGAAAAGATGCTTGACGGTCTGCGCAAAACTGAAAAAGAGGTTTATTCAGTCAAAGCAAACGCGGTCCACAACTTCTTCAAAAGGAAGATCGATATGATCACGGACAAGCAAAAAGACCTTTCGGACGTTTTAGCAAAATACCTTGCTGCAAAAGAAGACGAACGCCGCAGAGCTGCTGCTGAAAAGGCTGCTGCCGAACGTGCTGAAGCCGAGCGCAAAATGCGTGAAGCTGAAGCTGCTGCTGAAATTGCACGCGAAGCACAACGCAAAGCCGAAGAAGAAGCCAGAGCTGCTGAAGCTGCTGCTGAAGCCGCCCGTCAAAAAGCTGCTGCTGAAGCCGCTGAAGCACGCCGTAAAGCTGAAGCCGAAGCTGCTGAAATTCGCCGCAAAGCTGAAGAAGAGCGTGCCAAGCAACAGGCCGAAATCGATAAAATGAAAGCTGAAGCTGCGAAAGCTCAAGAAGCTGAAGAAATGTCAAAACGTGAAGCCCAGCGCCAAATCCGCGAAGCTGAAGAAAGACAGAAAGAAGCCGAACGCGCTGCCAAAGCTTCAGAAAAAGAAGCTAAGGAAAAGATCGAGCAAGCCGAGAAAAATGCGAAGGAAGCGATGAAAGCTGCCCGCGAAATCGAGCGCGATGCAGAGATCAAAGCGCACGAAGCCAGCAAAGAAGCAAACGCGCTGCAAAAGGATGCAAACCGCAGCCTTGATCAAGCCGCACGCGCTTCGAAATTTGCCGATAAAACAGAGCGCCAGACCGCTTCAGCAACTACCGCCGAAATGTCTCGCACGCGCGGCGATAGCTCGATGGCTTCGATCACTGAAAAATGGGTGGGTCGCCCAATCAGCCGCGAAGAGTTGTTTCAATCTGCCGAGCTGCTATGGGATCACATTCCTTATGATGCCTTAGAGCAAGCCGTTCAATCAGCCGTAAACGCCGGAGAAAGAATTATTCCAGGCGCAAACGTATTCCAAGAAACGAAAGCGGTCGTCAGATAATCATGGCAATCTTTAAATTTGATACAGAGGCGCAATGGCTGGGCGTGAAATCGAAAGATATCACTTCGACGGAGGTTGCGCCTCTTTTGGGGATTTCCCCTTATAAAACCCGCTTTCGGCTTTGGCAGGAAAAGGCGGGCAATATTGAAAGCGATTTCGAAGACAGTCCGTTTACGCGCTGGGGGCGGAGGCTTCAGATACCCGTTGCTTTAGGCATAGCGGACGATATGGGCTGGTCTTGCAAAGATTTGACGTTACTCTATGCGCAGCACCCAACTTTGCGCCTAGGGGCTTCTATGGATCACGAAATAGGATGCGAAAAGCGCGGTCGAGGATTACAAGAGGTTAAAACAACCTCTTTTTTCACCTCTGAAGGCGGCTGGGAAGAAGAAGCTGCTCCGATTGAGTATGAATGCCAGCTTCAGACACAGCTTCACCTTGCGCACATCAACGGCGATCCTTTTGATTTCGGCGTGATCTCTGCGCTTGATGGCCGCAAAAACACGAAGAACTATTTCCGAATTTACGATGCAAAGTTTGGCGCCAAACTCGAATATGAAACGGCTGCTTTTTGGCAATCCATCATCGATAATAATCCGCCCGATCCTGATTATATCGCAGATCAAGAGCTGATCCAGATGCTCTTGCCTAAAACACGGCCAAAGGAAAAGCGCGATTTCACGAATAATCCTCAAGCCGTGGAACTGTTAAGAATTTACAACGATACGGAGGTGCTTTTAAAGCCTTTGCGTGAACAAATAAAACCTTTGGAAAACCGCAGAAAAGAGGCAAAAAATCAACTTTTAAGCATGATCGGCAACGCTGAATATGTTACCATCGGCAAAACTCAAATAGTGGCAAAAGAGGTCGAGAAAGAAGATGCTTTTGTTTACGGGTCAACGCGCAGAACATTCAACCTTAGAAAACTAAAATAATCATGAAAGGATTATACCATGAATAAAGTCGCAACTATCTCCGGCGCAGAAATGCAAACTGAAAAACCCATTCCAGTTAAGGAGAAAATCGAGAAAAATCTTATAAGCCGAAAAGCCGAATTTGAAAAAGTTCTTCCGGCTCATATTACATTCGAAAAATTCCAACGCACAATCATGACAGCTATTGCAGCAAATCCTGATCTCACTCAAGCCGACCTTGGAAGCTTATTTTTATCTGCAATGAAATGCGCAACGGACGGCCTTCTCCCTGATGGGCGCGAAGCTGCTTTCGTGATCTTCAATACAAAAGTAAAAGAAGGCGGGCAAGATCGCTGGATCAAGAAAATCCAATATATGCCGATGTGGTTTGGTATTCTGAAGAAAATCCGCCAATCGAAAGAAGTCAAAAGTGTGGTCGCGCGTATCGTTTATGAAGCCGATTTCAGACTTGGAAAATTTGAAGTTATCCAAGGCGATCACGAAGAGATCATTCACAGACCTTATTTTGGCAAAGAGCCTCGCGGCTCAATCATTGCCGCATATTGCATCGCCACACTTGAAAACGGAGAAGTGATCCGCGAAGTGATGACAGTGCAGGAAATTGAGAAAATCCGCCGCACTTCAAAATCAGGAAATAAAGAAGGAGAGGCGATTGGCATCTGGAAAGAATGGTACGAAGAAATGGCTCGCAAGACCGTATTCCGCAGGCTTGCAAAATGGCTTCCTCAATCTGCTGAAATGATCGATCGTGTATTTGCTCAAGATGATACGATGGATGCGATCGAGAGCATGGGGCCAGCCGAAAGGATGGAAAGCAACCCGAAGGCAATTGCAGATCAATCTTCACCTGAAGAAAGCGATCAAGCTTTGATCGAAAACAATCCTTCGATGGAAATGCCAGAAGGCCAAACTGATCTCTCTGAAAAGGTTGAAGCAAAACAGGCTGAAAAGGCTGCTCAAAAAGAAGTCTCAAAGCCTCAAGCTGAAGGAGCTGAAGCAAAGCCTTTGACACCATTCGGAAAGATGATCAAAGCGGTTGAGCGTGCGATCGATCTTGAAGAAAACCCTGAAGGATTAGAGGCCATTTTCACAACCGACTACAAAAATGACTTCGCGGAAATAAAGAAAAAAGACGCAAAAGCCTATCAAGCTCTTGTGGATCGCCTTGAAGCCAGAAAACAGGAAATTACAGGTAAAGCGGAATAATTGTATTTTATTGCTTTACAAATAAATAATCCCGATTAGAGTAATTCTTGAGAGGGGCGGACGGTGTTTTAGTCGTGCATCGGTATCGCCCCTCTCACTTTTTTATCACCCCAAAACCTAGGAAAACAAAATGAAAGAACGCATTGAATTAACTGATAGCATCCAAATTGCTATTGCAAAAATGGTAGATGGAAATATAGGCGCCACAACCGCTCTGATTGAAATCGCAAAATCAACTCCGATAATTGACCCTCAAAGCGCCCTCGGGCCGTTTTCAGTGTTGCTTGCTCTTGATCGGATGGGGCTTTATGGCTCTGACATCTGGATTGTTTATAAAGATATATGCAAGCAAGATACCTTAAAAGTTCAAACGCTTTTCCGTGCAATTCAACTCGGCTTTTATCGTGAAAGCGATCTTCTGAGTTTAGTGCAGCAAGATCGTCGAGGATTGCATAGCGATCAAACGAAGCAAGTTGATTTCGATGATTTACTTGCAAAAGTTCAAGGGCAACTTACAGATTTTAATAAGCCTTCTGAAGCTGCGTAACTGACTAAAACCGTGTTTGCCGAGCGGACTATATCGGCCATTTTTCAAACAACCAAAAACAGAGGTAAAAATGAATATCGATCAAGAAATCCAAGCGGAAAAAGGAGAATATCATGGTTAAAATGGTAACAATGACTAAAGCTCAATATGATCAAACTCAAGCAGAGCTTAAGCGCTTGCAAGAGGAAGTGATTTCATTTTCATCTATGCGTGACAAAGATGCAGATACTATCGGAAATCTCAAGTCAACCGTCGAATATCAGAACAATACTGTTTCATCAAAAAACGAAGAAATCAGCAAACTGAAAAAGCAAATCGCTTCGCAAAATGATCAATATTCAGGCTTAACAAACTTTATTGGAAGAATGCACAAAGCAATCGATATCGTAAGAAAAGAAGTCAATGATTTCGGCCAAGAAAAAAAACCATCATATAAATTTGGAAGGCATGGTGAGCCTGTTTTGGTCGATCCTCCGACACCGATATCTGCTGATCGTCAACTTGGTAAAGTTGAAGGAATGCTTCAGGGAATTCTTGCAAAATATAATATTCAGGAATTTGAAAATCTTGAAGATATGGGCGCCACTGCAAGCCCTTATGCTAAAAACCTGCCATTTTAATCAACCAGCCTAGAAACAAGGAATATTTATCATGACAAAAGTACACTCTCTCCAATTGCCACACCTGAAGCTTTGGGAAGGCAACGTGCGCAAGATTGACGTAGAAAGCAATCTTGAAGAGCTGAAAGCTTCAATCGTATCGGTGGGGCTTCTATCGCCTTTAACCGTATTCTATCAATCCGATCTCGATCTTTATCACGTTGTAGCTGGCCAGAGGCGCTTTCTTGCTCTTCAGCAATTGAAAGAAGAAAACCTGATCAGCCAGAATTTGCTGATCCCCTGCCTTGTGATTGATGAAAAAGACGCACTCGAAGCATCGATCGCAGAAAATGCAATCCGCGAAGAAATGCACCCGATCGATGAATATGTCGCCTTCAAAGACTTGGCCGAAAAAGGCGTAACGATTGGCGCGATCGCAACAAAATTCGGATATGAAGAAAAATATGTCGAAAAGCTGCTGCGCCTCGGCCGTCTGCATCCTGATTTGCTTGAGCTTTTCAGAGAAGAAAAAATCAAGATGGATCAGCTCCAAGCCTTTACCCTCACCGATGATCAAGAAGAGCAGCTCCGCATTTGGAATGCGCTTAAAGATCAATCTTCATGGCAGCGCGGGGCGCGTGAAATCCGCCAAGCGATCACAAAAGCAGAAATCTCCGTGACTGATAAAAGAGCGCGATTTGTTACTGTTGAAGCCTATAAAGCTGCTGGCGGCGAAATGCGCGTGGATCTGTTCGATGATCGAAATTCAGGCTATTTGCTTAATTCGGAGCTGCTGAATAAGCTGGTTGAAGAGAAGCTTCAGGCCACAAAGCAATCTTACATCGATGCTGGCTGGCGCTGGTGCGAAATCTGGGAAGAATTAAACTTTTCTTCTCTCAATAAATTTGTCGAAGAAAAAGGCCGCAAAACGCCAATGTCAGACGAAGAGAAAGAGCAGCTCAAAACTTTAAAAGCTGAATATGATGCTCTCGATCAGATTTATGAAGAAAGCGATGATGGCTTTGACGAAGTTCAGCAAGATCGATACGAAAAGCTTGAAGAAGAAATCAAGAAAATTGAAGATCGTCCGATCGTTTATTCTCAAGCTTGCATGAAGCGATCAGGCGTGATTTTGCACCTTTCGAATTCAGGACAAATTGAAGTTAAAGCGGGCATGACACGCAAAGCGGATGCAAAAAAGGCTGAAGGATCAAAAGACGATCAAGAAAGCCTTCCTGCAAACGAAGATAAAAAAGGCATTTCTCAAAGCTTGCTTGTTGATCTGCACAAAGAGCGCGATGCGGCCATTCGCTGCGAGCTGCTCTCTCGCCCTGATTTGACTTTGATAACCTTTGTTTTTGGGCTGATCAAAACATACGGCGGATATCTAAACGTAAGTGTTACCACGCACACACCGAAAGAAGGCACACCAGCAGCAAAAGCTTTCGATGATTGCCATGATACTTTTGTCGGCTGGGGAATGCCTGAAGATCGATATGATGATCAGGGGATTTGGCAATGGCTTGCAGGATTGAGGGCCGGAGAGCTGCAATCGATCGCAAACTATTATCTGGCTTTTTCCTTCAATAGCTATCTTTCAGGCCGCGCGCGACTTGTGAATGCAATCGGGGAATTCAATATGCGAGATTATTTCACTCCGACCGCAGCCAACTATTTCGGCAAAGTCAGCAAAGATCAGATTATTTCTGATCTTAAAGAAATGGGCTTCACGAATGCTCCTTCTGGACTTGGCGCTTTGGAAAAAGTAAAAAGATCAGAGCTTGCCAAGATTGCTGAAAACTTCATAAAATCAAGCACCGATGGCCAAGCTATGACTTGGGTGCCAAAAGCCCTACGATTTGATTTAACTGAAACCGATGAAACCGAAGAAGAGGAGATCGAAGAAGATCATGACGAAAACAATGACAATGAATAAAGACAAATGCTATGGATGCGGAAAAGAATTTTGCATCTGCGGAGTGATTTCAAGCGATCAAAAGTTTGAAGACGGAGAAAAGTTTGCGATTGCCCTCATGATCTTGATGGTAATCGGAACACTGATCACATTGACCAAAGTCTGCAAGCTTTGCGGCATTTTATAGGAGAACGGAATGTATAAGCCTGATAACAGATTGACCAAAACCGAAGCATTGATGAAGGGTCTTTTCGAAGGAATTGGTAATGTTCTGAATGGTGCAAACTGCCCTCATGATAAAAAACGCCTCGGATTTGCTCTGATCGTTTTTGATGTGAATATCGGAGCGAAAGCTGGCCGCATGAATTATATGTCGGACTGCAATCGAGAAGATATGATCGCGGCAATGAAGGAAATGATCGGCCAGCTTGAAGGACGTGCGCACGAAGCTCCGGCAATGAAGCAATAATTAAATTTGCAATTTCTTTGATTTGCGTGTTTAATAAAGCTTCTTGTTTCTAGGTTGACGAAATGGCTTCTGGATTTACCTCCCAGAAGCCATTTTTCATTGTGCAGCTTGAGCTTTGAAAACGCCCTGCAATCCTAAGACCTGAAGCCGATATCGCTCACCCTCTGCCAGCAGCTTCAGATAAGCTTCGCCTGATATCACTTTATCAGAGCCGTTCCCCGCTTCAGAAGGCTTTCCTTGTTCGGCTCGACCATCAGATCGGCTCCCGGCTTGACCTGAAACTCGGAGGCAGGTTTTCCCGTACACGCGGAGAGCATCGTCAAGCTCACTAGACAAAGAAGTAATTTTGTTTTGATATTCATGTGACACCTTTTCGCTTGCAGCTATGGATTTTTCGCAATCTGCTTTCAGTGAAGCTTTCTGATCTTTCAATGCTTCAATCTGCTTTTTCTCAAGCCTATTGATTGAGAGACTGTGCGCTCCGTACCCCAGTAATGAAGTTATCGCCATTGAAATCAAAATAATCAAAATCGTGGGGTTCAAGGCAAAGCTCCTTCTCTTTTTGGCGCCTGATGATCAGGCCGTAACAATTATTCGATCTTACAGTACAATCTCGGCCTTTTGCAAACTTCCATTTTGGGAACTCATTGCACGCCCCTTTGAAGTCTCTGCGATTGATCTTCTTGCGCATTGTTGATTTTGCGAAGTTTTGAGCGCCAGCATTGAAAATGAAGGAGAGCGCAGCAGCTTTGACATTTACGGGGACTTCGTGGGGATTGTTTACCAGCTTATTGAAAGCATTCTCTGCGATATCTACGTCCTGCTGAAACCATTCATCGCATTGCTTTTTATCGGCAATCTGATTTTCTGTGACGTTTAAAGTGTGGCCCCTGCAAATCGTCCAGATGCCTACACTATCTCGATATGATTTGAATTTGATGCCCTCGAAGGGGATCATAAAAGAGGCGGCAATCACCGCCGCCGCTACTGTGCCTAAAACAGATAATTTAATCTTTTGGATTAAGCCTTTTTCCATTGCGTTTTTTCTCCTCGTTCACCTCTTTATGCCATTTCCACAAGAGATACGCAATTTGCAAAAAGATATAGATCATCGTCAGGTTTGCAGCCGTGACGCTTTCGGTGAGAAAAGAATAGCCAGTTCCAAATATTGCGGGAGCAGTTTTTGCGCCCTCGCTTGCAAATTCAATTTTCATTCTATGGGCTCCCCCGTCAGTTAGATGTAGCATGATATCACCTCTCTCAAATTTGGATCACAACATAAACCAATAAATGAGCCGATAATAGGTTCCGAATATTTCCAATCATCGCGCTTGTGAATTCTATAATAAATTTCTTGGCCGATAAAGTGACCAAAAACAAATCCGAAAGTTATGATTGGAATGCAATAAATGTTTTCAGTTGCTAAAGCAAAGCAGCTACCCGCCCAGCAGCCCCGCTGAAGGGCTTTCTTGATCCCGTATGATCTGCCATCGATATAAGTGAATAAAACGCGCCCAAAGAGCTTAAAATCGACTTTATCGGGCTTCCATTTAAGGTATTCACCCCAACCATGCCCCCAGCGTCCTATCGCACCCGCTTCTTCTCCCATCGAAGCATAAACTCCGATCATCCATGCGATTGTCACTTTGAGCGCATAAATCCATCCCCATTGAAGGCAGAATGCAAAAATGAGAGCTGCTGCTAAAAGGTGGCCAGAGTGGACTTTGAACTGCCCGCCCTTCACTGCATAAGCAACGGCAAAAGCTAAAATCGAAAGCATTATCTTATCCTTGTGATTGTGAAGCGAGAAGAAGCTGCTAAAGTCCCGTTCGTGCTTATTGCGTCAAGATGGGGGCGGATAACGTCACCAGCCACGCAAATAATCGGATCGCTACAATGCGCAAGATAGTTTGCTTGCGCGGTTGTTACTGCTTTCATTTGATGGGTGGCGGTAATCGAAACGATCGATGTTGTAAGCTGGTTTGAGTTTTTACTGATACCAAAAACACCAGTCGCATTAAAGCTATCGGTATAGCTTACCTCATAAACACCGTCCGCATTGATTGTAAAAGATGCCCCGTTATTTACGCTATCCGCGTAAGTGATATCAGTTCCAACTGTTTCAATAACGGTTGAAAATCTCCTAATTGCTGTATTGACCACTCCGGCCCCGTTGGAAGTACCCACTCGCACCATGCTTTGAGTTCCCAGAGCAGCTTTCAAGTTCTGTGCATTTACCAGCTTGCTCGGGGTTCCCGCAATGATTTCAGCAGTTGATGCAACGATGGCAGCAGTCAGCATCGGATAAGTGATTGAGTTATTTGAAGGAGTGACAGTGCCGGGAATTCCTTTGACGCCTGAAATGCCGATATTCCAATCCGCAGCAGTTCCAGCCCCGCCAGTTTCGGTCACGTTCACCACAAGAGCGCCTGTCAAAATATTATATGAGGTAACTTGGCCATAAAAATAATTTGCCGGAGTTGCATTCGAAGAAATCAGAATGAAGCCTCCAATAAAGAAATTCTTTCCTGTCTGCGTAGTGAAGCTTTTAGAGCCTATACCAATAGTATTATTTGTTACTGAAGTTCCCTGAAGGCTTGTCGCAGAGGCCGCAGCATCCATCGCGGACACGTTTGCAGCCAGAGCGAAGGCTTCAGCAGCAGCAGCAGAGGCGGAGGCCGCAGCGACCAAAGTCGAGAATGCAAATCCGGCGATCAAAGCCCCATTTTTCGGAGCTTTCGCAAAAGCAATCGTTGTATTATTTAAGGTAAATTCAGTCGGCAAGACAACTTCACGGCCTTGGCTTTCAACCAGCTTTAAAGATACGTTGTCAAGAGTTCCAGTGAAGCCAGTCGTATCAAATCCGATCAATTGGGTTGCTCCGGCCACGATCGTTTCGGTGTAAGTTCCAGTCAAAGCGCGACCAGTTCCAAGAGTTCCGCCGATATTCGGGGTAATTGTTCCCGCTGCGCGTGTGATGGTATATTGAAGGCTATATGTTTGACCCGCATTGATGGTATCAACCGCATTCTGATTGATCGGAGTTGAAATCGCACCAGCCGCATTCGCAACGCCAGCCGCGATCGTCCAGCCAGCTCCTTTCGTCCAGTCGGTATCGGTTGCAAAGTTACCGTTTTTGAAGAATTCAACCAATCCATTATCGATAAAGAAAAGCACCGCATTTTCGTCAGTACCGAGAGGCTGCGAAAGAGCGAAAACAGTTTGAACTCCGTCACCTGTAAACGATTGGAAATATGAAGCACCTGCAGGTGCAACCGTATTGAAGGACGTAACGCCTCGCATCCAGATTGGATCAGAGCCATCGGAATTCGTGATCAGGAAATCATAAGAGCCTTGTATCCAGATCAGCCCCACGTTTCCGCTACCGTGATCAGGCAATCCCGAAGAGTTTAAAACGACTGGATTTTGCGCTTGAGCCAAGCCATCCGCAGCCGTGAAGGTTGCTTTATCGGTGAGAGTTCCTGCGGCGTAGGTGTGGACTAAGCCACCATTACGAGGAAGGCCATTGCTATCAAGAAACTGAAGATATGGGGGCATTGCTACAGGCATTTTTATTTCCTCTTATCTGAAGGGCGAACGGTAATTTTTAAAGGCTTGCTTGTGTCGCCTTCACGCAAGGCTTTTACGATCAGATCGCCAAGAGCGCCGCGCTCGACACCATCACGATTTTGCTTTTCAATGATCTGGCCGATCTTTGCCTTTACTGAAGGAGTTGCTTTTTTATACATTTCTTCAATTTGAGCAGCTTTCTTTGCAGAAAATTCTTTTTCAAGCTTATCAAGAACAGGATTATTTTTTGAACGGACTTCGTTTCGAGCATTCACTTTTGAAACGTCAGGGGTCATTCCAAGCTCTGAAGCTCTTTTGCGAGCAGCTTCAGCTTTTGCAACTTCTTCACTTGTAGCTGGTCGCACGCCCTGCCGTCCAGAAATAAATTCTTCTTTCTTTGCCGGCGCTGGGAGAAGTTTTTGCGCTGGCGCAGTTTTATCTGCGATCGCTGGGGATTTCTTCAGGATTTTCGGGATTTGCAAGCGTTGCTCTTCTCTGTAAAGACCAGCATTTTTTGCAATCGCTTCAGATACGCCTTTTGCGCGGCCAGTTTGTCGAGCTACGCCAACGGCCTTTGATCCTTGTTGCACTGCATAACCTGTTGCAGCTCCGATCGCGGCGCCGAGTGGCCCGCCAGCCGCACCAGTGACACCTGAAGCAATCGGCACAAGACCGCTTCCTGCCAATTTTAAAGCATCAGTCACAATGCCAGTTTGAGCTGCTTTCTCGATCGCTTTGATTTCTTCAGGAGAATAACCTTTCAGCTTATCGCCACGATTTAAAAGGGCATTAAAGCCATTCTTGATGATCGTGACTGGCTGCTCTTTACCATCGGCTTTCTTCAGAATTCTTTCAACGTCCTGCATTTTCAAAGATGCGGACCAGAGCTTGCGCGCGTCCTTAATCGTTGGGCTATTTGGCAGAGTGTCCATTGCATCGCGTAGCTCTCTTTGCAGATCGAGAAACTTCTTCCCGTTGCTGTCAAGCTTTCCGAATGTGTCCATCGTATCATAAGCCAGATCGCCCAAATGTTCGTCGATCGCTTTCGCAGTTTCGAAATTGAGGGGCTTGCCTTTGAATTGGCCAATGCTTTCGGCAATCTTTTGCGCAGCGGGATTTGATGCAAAGATTTTTGCTTCACCTTCGAGATTAAGGGTATTCATGACCTTATCGCGGAATTTGTCGGCCACATCAGGCAAGATCACGCCGCCTTCAGCTTCAGCTTGTTTGAAAAGCTTCGATCCTAATTTGCGGATTTCATCGGAGGATGGAACGATCTTTTTGGTGTTTAAGGATTTAAGACCAGCACCCGCAAGAGGCACAATAGGCCCGAGCAAAGCCCCAGCAGCAGCGCCGGAGCCAGCAGAGGAAAGGCGCTTACCGTCTTCGCCAACGCCAGCGCCATAAGCTCCGCCGGATGCAGCACCCGCAAGAGCAGCTTTCGCGGCCTTTGCGCCTGTACTCCCACGAGCAGCCCAATTTGTAATAGCGGCTCCCGCTTTTGTAGTTCCACCTGCGACACCTGTTGCCAATCCTCCGGCTATATTTGATGCAATCGATAACACTGGCCTTTGCTCAAGCTGATCATTCAATCGAGTTTGCGTATCGGCTCTTGCTGAAGATAAAGCATCACTTAATCCTTTGTCATCAAAAATCGCTTTTTTGTCAATAAGAGCGCGTGGATTTTGAACTGCTGTTGCAATTACCGCACCCAACGGATCCATTATTTCATCGGAAAAGCCGAAAGTCGCGCCTTGCATTGATTGGTCGAAGGCAGTGCGGCCAGCCGAAGGCATGGCTTTCTTTGCTTCAAAAGCTGCTTGCAATGGATTTACAGGAGCGGGGGCGGGTTTAGGCTGAATTCCTGCTGCGGCCATCAATTCTTCATCGGGAATTTGAGAAAGATCAGGCTCTTGCGCAGCAACTTGGGGAAGTGAAGGCATAACTTGGGATTGTGCAGCAGGTGCAACCGATCCGAGAAGCTCAAGATTGCCGCCTAATTCATCACGCAAATCTTGAATGGCTGGGCGCATTCTTCGAGTTGGCATTGCAGGCATAGCCGAAAGCGTTGGCTGAACATTGCCGACATCGCCAGCGATCGCCATCAATTGATCATCGGACATTTGAGATAAATCGGTCATTATTGCCCCATCGCTGCTTTAGCTGCTGCACGTCTGGCCAACTCCGCGCGAGCGGCTTCAGGTGTAACGGTCACTCTCAAAGGAGCGCCACCAGAAGGATCAGGAGCGCCTGTCATTGGCGGAGCTGCGTTATCGCCATAAAGATTTTGATATCCTGCGACCATGCGCTGCTTAGATGCGGCCAATTCGGATTTATATTTGAGCAGATTTCTTGCATAAGAAGCTGCATCTTGAGATCGAGAAAGAGCAGCTGCGGCCGCTTGAATTTTCTTTCCTTCGTTTTCAGTCAAACTTCCAAGACCGCTTGCACCGGTTGCAGATTGATTTTTTAGATCGCCCAAAGTTTTGAGGAATGTTTTTGCATCGATTTGATTGAGTTTTGCTTCAGCATTTGCTGCGTCAGTTCCCGCAATGTTTGGCAGATACTCTCCGCGCGCACCGAGATTTCCTTCAAGCCCGGGCATATATTTCACATTGATCGGATTGCCGTTTGCATCAAGACCTGATCCTGCGCCGAGAACTTCATCGATCAAAGCCATTTGATTATCAATTTCGCTCGAGTATCCGCCGAGAGCATTTTGATCATTCAATCGCTTGACGTTTGTTTTTTCGTCGCGCTTTTCTCTCTGAAGATCGAATTTTGCTTCATTGTTTTGGCGCGCTATTTCCCCTTGCTGCGCAAGAGCTGCGCGGCGGATATCGAAATCTTCAGCTTTGGTTGATTGCTGCATTTGAAGCATGAGAAGGTCTTTCAAGCCCAATTCAGGCTTGAGAGCATTCGCAACTTGCGCGGCTGCTTGTTGCTTTTTCATTTCAAATTCTTGCTGCAATCTGGCGCGATCGAGCAGAGTTACTTGCTTATCAAAGACATTCGTATCGTATCCGGCCATTTTATCCTCGCTGTGCTAGGTATTTCGCAATCAGACTTTTGAAATCATCTTCAGGTGCAAAATAATTGCTGATACTGTCCGTCAAGACATTGCTATTTGCAATCGTTTTATTTGCCTTCGTATTGCCCTGATCCGACAGCATTCCGTATTGAGCAAGAACGCTCTGAATATTGGCATTTTGATCGCCTCTCCAACGTGAATAGGCGCTTTGCGCATTGCTATCGGCCAAGCCAGTAGCATATTCACCAGCAGCTCGAATTGCATCGCCCGAATAATATTCGCCACGAGCTGCTGCTGCGCTGTCAATTCCCTTTTGCCCTTGCTTAAGTTGGAACTGATATCCCGGCTCATTCTCAAGATCGGTCGGGTTCCATTGTTGGTTCATATAAGGCTGCAAAGCTGCAAGCCCTTGCTGCTGGGTTTTAAGCAATTGCTCGGCCGCTTTATTGTTGGAATAAACACCGATCCCAGCATTCGCCAGTGAAGTTAAACCTCTATTTTTATTGCTTGCCATGTCGTCCGCTCCTTCAGGGCTTGAATTTACTATTCTATCAAAAAGATTATCTGGCGCCGATGGTGCAGCGTTTGGCGCATTCCAAGTGATTTTTTCACCACTCGGCAATGTCGTGATATCAGGCTTATAAGATGGTGTGTTCCATGTAATCTTTTCGCCGCTTCCTGTTGTCGTCACGTCTGGAACATTGAATTTTGTTCCTTCAGGCAAAAAGCTGCCTTCTCTGATTTTTCCAACTTGAGAAGCATCGATCGTGGCTGGATCGGAATATGAAGAGCTGCCACCGCCGCCAATCGCTTTTGCAGTTGCTCCGCCAGTTGCTTCAAGAACGTCACCAGTTCCAGAGATATTGTCACCGAATTGTGTAAGAAGGCCAGAAGCGCCACCGTCTTTAAAGGCTTTTCCCAAGTTATTGAAGCCGCCCGATTGATAAAGCGATCCGAGACCTGAAATCCCACCCGAAAGAATGCTGTCTCTTAAATTTCCGCCGCTTAAAGCTTTACCAGCTCCGCCCACCAATGCGCTACCAATCGATTTTGATGCAAGACCCGATAAACCAGTGGCCGAAGAGATACCCTTCCCAAGAGCGCTCCCTATGCCACCAGACGCACCACTTAATGCACCAGCCGCAATTCCTTTTAATCCTTGACCAGACACAGCGCCCAGACCAGCGCCCAGACCAGCCGCCAACGGCAAGCCAATGCCCGGAATAAAAGGCAGCACAACTTGAGCAATCGGAGCAATTTTCTTGACTACGTTTTTAACCTTCTTGAATACTTTGCTCAAGAAGCCAAATTCAGGCAATCCAGTTTCAGGATTGATGCTGTATTCTCCGCCGTTTGCTTCATATTGAGCTGGATCAATACCTGCAGCTCTCATTTCAGCATAAAGAGCTTCTTTCAATTCATCGGAAATAACAGGCGGCACAATGATTTCGCCTGGGGCAATGTGTGCCATAAATTGATCGCCATCACGACCTTTTGACGCAGTTTTGCTTTTTGAATAGTCAATTTTTCCTGTCATTTTGTGAAAATCCTGCCTGTTAAAGTCACTGGTGTAGTAATTGCCGCCCATGAAGGGGGAAATATTCGATTTAAGGATGGATCGACAAGACCGCTTGAGGTAGTTAATCCATAAATTGCCACAACATAACTTGCGACTGAAACATCAAAAGGTAGATCGATATAAGTTGTACCGAGCGTTGAAGTGCTTGAAGTGCTTGGATCAATCTGTATCCAGAAATCAATGAAGCCGCTATTTTTAAAATACTTACCTGTCAGAGTATACGCGCCCCCAAGATTTGTTGCAATGGGCGTCCACTCCGTCCCATCATCACCTTCAGAGATTTGATTGAAATATGAAATCCAGCTCTTTGTGAGCCGACCATTTTTATCAGTGAGCAGGTCTTGGATTGGCGCTTGGCCGAGCAGGATGCTAGACATTCAAATACGCTCCGATCATGCAAACTTCAACGGGATCAGTGACGCGCGCGCGGAATGTTCGAATGCGAGATTGCCCCAAGCGATCCCACTTTGCGCGGATACCATATTGACCAGCTTTTCCGATCTCTTTTGGGCGACCACCTGAAAATGTGATTGCGCCATCATTCGAAAGAGAGAGAAGGCATTTTGGATTTTTACCTTGTCCTGTCTGCGTGCCGACACCAAATTTAAAATAAATCTCTAAACTTGTGAATTTGATCCTGCGGCCTTCATCGGAAAGATGGGTGAAAATCCTATCGCGTGCAAGAGCTGCGCCGTTATCGGAATAATAGGAAAGCTTTTGCTCGTACACATTCGAGTTATTGCGATCAAAGGTAAGATGCTTTCCGAAAGCAAAAATGCAATCCATTGCCAAAGGCAGCTCATAAATTCCGTCTTCGTTTAAATACATTCTTTCGTGAAAAAGCTTTGTCGTGATATCAAAAACGATCGCCGTTTCCATCCCGCCGCCTGTGATGATGAAGAAATCATGCCCCTGCTCTTGATAAGAATAGCATTTAAAGCTTGAAGGATCAGGCGCAGCTTGAATGCGTGTCTCGATCGCTTCATTCGAAATCCTTGCAGGCGTGTATCCTTCAGCTCGATAGATGATGCCAGATCCATTTTTATCACGGCCAACCCATAGCGCAGTATTATCGGCCGCATTGACCGCAAAAGAGCCCAGCGTCCCCACGTCCATATCTGCGCCACCAACGCGAGAAAATGGGAAGAAGGCCGATCCGTTCTGCCCCCAGATTTCAGTGCTTTTTTCACCGAATAACCAAAGACCTCCGGACACGTTCAAAACGCGGAGCAGCTTATCAGGCGAGCTTTCAGCAGTCGCAAAATCGAGCGGGTCCCATAAAAGGCCATTGTAAATATTTGAGGTGTGAAACTTACCATTTCCGACTTCATTCACGATGAAATAGCCGCCGACAAAGGTCACAGTTTGAGCTGAAGGCAATCCTGCCACCGCAACCTTTTGAAAAGCATTTGTGGCATAGGTCAGAATATAAAGGCTTTTACCATCACACACGGCCATCTGTACGCCGTTTTCTGCAAACGTCAAATATCCTTGGGAGTTATCGAGAAGCCCGCGTGCGATCGTTGATCCATCAACAAACAATTCGTAAACTTGAGAGCCTGAAACGCCAAAGACACGGCCATTCTCTGAAGCAAATCCGCCTCTGCCCGGGCCACTCCCAAAATTTGAAAATAGAACGCATCCAGGAGTGCCATAGAGAGCTGAAACTTCTTTGCCAGCTTCATCAAGCAATGGATAAAGATTGACCGATCTCTGCGCGTCCCAAGGCAAAGCCGCTTGCTGATAACTTGGCCCGACCAGTCCGATCTTCATTATTGCGTCCTATTGGTTTTGATATTGTAATATCCGCTTCCATAGCCTCGGGTTTTCAGCTCATTGATCTGAAGGTTTTTATTGCTGATCAGAGCTTGAGCTTTGTCATTCTCGCGTATGACGCTTTGAGGGATTTCAACAGAATATGATCCGGAGAGAGTGATCGCCAATTCAGTAACGATATAAGATCGATATCCTTGAGGATAGGCCAAGACCTGATCGATCGTCATTTGGGCGAACATGCCTTTTGTGTAAATGATCATCGAATATTGAGAACTGTTTGCGATCGGATTGGTGTAAGCTTTGATGAAAGGATACTGCCAATCAAAATATATGCCGTAAGCTGGCCATTGCGCAGTCATTCCTTTGACGATTTCTTGCGCCCATTCCTGATCGTTATACATGAAAACTGGATATTCGGCTTGCTGTGCAAGAGGCAGAGAATTATCGATGATCGCCACATAATTGATATCGTTTGGGCGTGGGATATTCAGATCGCCACCAGCTCCGATCGTATAGAACGGCTGATTTGCTACCAAGGGAAGCACGTTTCGATCCATGCCATAAACCAATTGAGCATCAAGCCCCATCAATTCAAGCATTCCATTAAACTTCTTCAATGCCCCAGCCGCCTGAACAGCGGATGGGGTTTCGTCTTCAGCCAGTACGCCGAGATCAATCAGCGCTTCTGTGATGATATCGCGTACTGTGTCGGCCATTATTCAACCTCGTAGTGTCCAAGGGATTTATTGATAAATTCAACATTATCCGTACTTAGCTTTGTACGTCTATCCCATTCGGCTTTTGAGATTTTGGTCGGTTTAGGCTGCGCAGCTTTTGAGGCAACAGTCACGGCATGACCTGCCAATACCGCTTCATAAGCATCTTGAGCAGCCTTTTCAGCAGCAGCTTGAAGAGCTTCATCTTGAAGATTGCTCACTCCGCCTTCGGTTAGTTTTTGAGCGGCTTCAGCAGCCTCTTTTTCAGCAGCAGCTTTTGCTTTTGCGGCAGCTTTCGCAGCCTCTTTTTCAGCTTGTGACATTTGAATGTCCTTTCGATAAAGGTTGATTGAAAAATGTTTCTTTGGAAGCGAAAAATCGGAGGCGTTTTAAGCCCCCGATTTAACTTGTGAGATTAGGTCGAAATCCACTGAAGGCCATCATCGCTAATGCAGCGATAGGTCTTCATAATACGGGATGCGAGAGCCGCACCAGCATTCACTGCTGCACCGTTCAATGTTCCGCCAACAGGAGGATAAACGATAGAGCCAGCGACCGCCAGAGCGCCCCAAACTTCGACGCGTTGACCTTTGAGACCAGTCGGGAGAATGACACCGTTTGTTGTGGTGTTATTCGTAATGACGTTAATCTCGCCAGTGAGAGGAGTAGCCGCAGCTTGAGAGCTTACGCCCGCCGCCAAGACTGACTGAACGAACGGCGTTTGCACCGTTGCATCAGGTAGAGAGTTCGGATTGTTGACCAACGCTCCGACTGTATTTGATGGGTTAATAGGCATGATATTTCCTTTTTCTTAGAAATTAAACTTCAGTTTTAGATCAATCCAAAACTAACCTTGGAGACGTGTGGCCAATTCAGGATAAGAAGCAAGCCATGCATAAAGCACGTCAAAGCGGGTCTTTACCTGATTAGTATCGATATCATACGCCTGAACGAGTGAGATCGAAATGCCTGACATCTTATCTTCCGCATTACCTGCGTAGATGACACCCTTCTTAATGTTCTCAACGGATTGAGGAACGCAAGCGAAGGTGAAGGCGTTTTTATCATAGAGCAATGATTGGCGAGAAGCTTGGCCAGTTGTTCCTGAAGTTACCGTGATCACAGCAGACGCAGCCGGAGCAGCAGTCACGTTGCGATATGCGGTATCAGCAGGGATCAGACCTTGCTCACCCAAGAAAATTGTCATCAATCCGCCACCATCCGCGACAGCAGTCGCAGCAGCAACGAAGAATTTCAATTGTCCAGTTGATTGTCTAGTTTGAGGATTGACCGCAAAAACGCCCGCGATACGGAAGGTATCACCAGCATTCAAGATCGATCCAGCAGTCCAGCCTGAAGTCAGCAAGATAGCCCCGTTTTGCCCTGCTACTGTGACGACAGGAGCGCCACCATAAACACCGGCAGTATGAGATTGAATTGCTGGATCAGTGAAGAATTCAAATCCGTAAGCGTTACCCATGCGGCCCTTCATAAAGGCTTTTGAGATTTCTTCAGACGGATTGAACACAGGACGGAGAGTTGATGCAAGGCTCGCATTCGCAAAGCTATCAATAACCGCATAGCGCTCTGATCCGATTGATCCGCCAGCAGCATCGATATAAGCATTACCAGTAGCGATGATTGATGGATCAGTTGGCGGAGTGCCAGGAGTACCGATAGAAGTTGCAACTTGTCGGAATAAGCCAGTACCAGCCAATTCGATTTTTGCTGCGATTGTGGTCATTGCAGGCTCAAGAACGTGATCAAGACCGCCGCGAGCAACGTCATCCATAGAAAGCATTAAATCTTTCTGTGAGAATGAAACATCGCAACCAGCGATTTGAAGGGTCATTGGGACAGCAGTTTCGACAGTGTTTTCGACTTTCATCAATTCACCATCACGACCGATGTATTTAGGAGGGCGCTTAACGAAGATCGTGCCACCAGCGCGAGCTTCTTCGCTTGAGATTTTGTCTTGATAATCTTTATTCGCATTCATTGCCATCGGCAATTTATTGCGCAGAATTGGCAATGCCGTTTTTTCGACTATGCCATTAACTAAGATACTATTTGCCATTTAAAGCTCCACGGTTAAAAGTTTGATTAACCGCAAGCGTAAGAGAGACTAGCGCCTGCGGACTTTGTGCATGTACGCTTCGTATTCCTGTTGGTTCATATCTTTAATGTCTTTTTGACCTTGAGAATTTGACTTTACAGGAGCTATCGGAGCGGCTGCTTTTGTCTGTCTTACTTGGCTATCCGCTTGTTCAGGCTGATTTTGAGAGATATGAGCTTCTAACATTCCAACCACGCGATAAAGTTCTTTTCCTTGAAGACGTGAAATCTTCGCAGCATCATCGGGATTTTGTGTCAGATACAGGGCAATTTTTTCGCCTTGATCACTATCAAAAATAGCTTCTTTCAATGGCTCTGAAATATATCCTGCGTCATTCAGTTCGATCAATCTTGGGAGATAATCGGGATTACTCGCGATCACCGCAGCTTCGCGTAAAGAATACGCTTTGCGCTTTTCCTCAAATTCGACCTGCTGTTTGAAGGTCTCTGTTTTGGTTGCTTCTTCGTTGGCCAGCTCTGCTTTGAATTTTTTAAGTTCATAAGCTCTTTCGGCCTTAAGGAAGTCCATCACATTTTCAAAATCGGCCTCTTTAGGCGGAGCGTCTTCAGGGTCAGATTTACCAGAGATTTGCTTTTCGAGCTTTTCGAGACGTGCGGCCAATTCGGCTTTTTCGGCTCTCTCTTTCTCGATTAAACTTCTCTCCCACTTACCGAGCTTCAGCTTTTTAGCTTTTTCAGCTTCTACTGCTTCAGCTTGCGCTTTAGCAGCATTTTCAGACTGTTGTGCCTCTTCGACTACAGCGCCACCGTTTGATCCAGTGATCTGATTGTCTTGAGGGTTAGAGGTGTCTTGGGTTGCCGCCACTCCGTTTTGAAGATTTACGCCAGCGTCTTGTTCTTGATCCATGTGTTTCTCACCTGTTAGGGATTTATAGAATACGAGGATTTTATATTTTTGCGCCTGAAACTGTCAAGGCATTTAATTTATGCGGAAAATGGGAGGCACAAAAGGAGGATATAAATATCTTCTTCTTCGCGTTGCATCATCATGATTTGCTGATTGATTTCGGCCTGAAGAGCGCGGATCGCCTCGGCCTCTTGCATAGCTTTGAGAAGCTGCTTTTGAAAGAATGTGTTTGAAAGATTTCCTGCACGCTTTGCTTCAAGCCTAAGGATTTGAGCTTCCTTCTCTTCAGCGGCGCGATCTTGAGCAGCCTTCTTTGCTTTTAAAGCCTGAAGCTCTCGCTGCTTTTTCAGATAAGCGGCCTTCGAAACTTCATAAGTATTGTGTTCAGTCTGGAATTTATGCTTGCTGATCTTCCCGCCGCCGCCCTGCGGTTGCTGAACGACAACGCCTCCCATGATCTGAAAGGCGTTGCGTTGAAAGCCGGAATGCTGGAAGCCAGAAAATCCCATAGATTAGAGATCATCCTCCGCATCGGCGAAAAGCTCATTAGTTTTAAGCTTCTCATAAATCCAAGCGCGTGTCGGATCGACAACTTCGTTTTCACCTTCAAGCTCAATCGCAACCCCCCAAACGAAAGCTGGCTGCTTATTGTCTTTTCGCGCTTCTTCTGAAATATAGCCGTTGACGGTCACATGCATTCTTTTTTCAGCGCAATAATGTTGATAGCTGAAAATATTTAAATAAGTAATCACCACACCAGTAGGCTGTTCTATATTTTTCTTAAGACCCATTTTTTTCTCCTAAAAGTTGTTTAAGCATTTTTCCAAGTAAGACATTATCATTTTTTAATATATCGCCTTGTTTTCTAAGTTCTTTGAACTCGAAATAAAAATACAGCGCATGAGCTGCCAAAGCAATCATTAATAAAAATATCCATCCCTTGATCGTGAAGATTTCCATGAAGCACCTACGCTGCTGAAGGCATATTTCGGCAAATTGCCTTGAGAGCATTGATATCTGTAATAACACCAGCAAAGAGCGAGGCAAGCCCCGCAGCCGTGGGGGCATTCAATCCTAACGTGATCACCGCCGTGGGTATCGTTACGCTTGTTGAAGCATCTGCTGGAACTGTTGCCTTATTTGATCTCCATGATGATAGAGAAGAGATCGCGCTTTCTGCGGAGGCCATTCGAGCTTCTAAGCTGTCCATTCCTGAAGTCATTGATGCCATTGCAGCATCCGCTTCAATTCGTGTCATTAAATCGTTTGGAGGCGTGTAACTCATGATCTTTTCTCCTTATAAAATCCACCAGTCAGTGCCATCAAATTGTAGCATAACGCTCGAAAAGTTTGTATTGATAACGTATGTTGCAGCGCCATCGATCAGACCTGAAGCCGGAGTGATCGTGATATTATTCGCAGCAGCATCGCCCTTTCCATCCTTGATAATAAATTGTTGGCCAGGAGCAGCATTCGCTGGAAGATTGACGGCAGTCGCAGCGCCCGCAGCTTTATTCACGATGATCGTGCTATCAGATCGAGCGACTGCAATTGCTCCCGCACCCGTGAAAACCTGAATTGCCAAAGCTTGAGATTGGAAAAGGCTTACACCTAAAGGAGCATAAACCGCATATGGATTAGTAATGGTCATATTTGCGCCAGCAATTGGAGCGCTATCAACCGCAAAAGCTGCGGCAATATCAGTTACGCTTGCGGCCGCAGCTGCGTGGGTACTAGGTGTAATCCTAAAATCGCGCTGTAATGCGATCGTACCTGTTGCATGGGTTCTTGTTTGTCCAAAATTAAAATAAATACTGCTTTGCTCAATACCATTGTCAAGGTTACTATCAAATCTCCCCGTAAATAAGTATTTTGGCGCCCCTCCAGTAAATCCAGTGGTCAGATTGGTGGAAAATGTTGTTTGATTTAAAGATGACCTTATTCTATCGTTTCCTGAAACTTGAAATATTAAATTCCCGTTAGTTCCTCCAGTATTGATAGTTACGTTAGCATCGCCCTTTGGTCTTATTAGCAAAGCCTCATTTGAAGCTGAACTTATGACCGTAAGTGTTGCGCCATTAAAAGCATTTCCGGCAATGACACCAATACCTGTAGCAGAAGATACGCCGCTACTATCAACCGAAAAAGCGGGGTTGATATTACCCTGACGACCAACTGCAAAAGCGCTGGCATTTTGAGCGACAAGATTATTCGCCCAAGTTCCATCTCCTCGAAGGAAAAAAGCAGCCGTATCCGTGCCAGTCCCCAATTGAGAAGGATCGGCAACGCCTGTAACTGGATGATCC